ATTTTTCAATGATAGCTTGTTGTATTCGATTCGCGCAATCACATTGACGTGCATCATCGTACTCGCTATGTTCTATAAATTCCATATTATTTGGTATAGGTGCATCAGTTGTAATATTTTGATTTTCAACAGGTTGATCATCAATTTGTGCTGACCAAATATCTTTCATAACATCATAAAGTTCATACTTAAAAGCTTTTTGAATAGCGAAATGATCTTTGGCTTTTGTTACAATGTAATCGATTCCAGTATCGAAATCATATTCAGCAATTGTATGTCCTTGAACAGGATGTGTAAATTTTAATCGATAAGCATCTTCAGGTACTATTTTGATATATTTGCAAGGTTTAACACCTTTACGCAATGCCTCAAGCATTTTCATTTTATCAACTTTTTGTCCTGTAAAATATCTATTATTCAATACTAATTCAACTACGACCGCCCGTCGTGCAAAAATGTGTTCTCCACCAGAAAGGCAAATACTTGAGACAAATTGTTGTCCTAAAATATCTTCTTGTGAGTTAGATATTACAAGTTGGGCTCGGAAGAAAACTTTATTTTTTCCTTCACATTCTGCTATTGGTAATGCAAGTGGTGCATCATCTACAACATCAGTTAGTTCTTGAATAGCAGTGTACATAGCTTCTTGATTAGCATAAACTTGAAACAAATCATTATATGCCACTACTTCATGATCATACGAATCCCAATGAGGTGCTCCACATGTTCGTGAGAAACAAATATTGGCAGGATTTTCGAATTCTGTTCGAATTCCCAATTGTTTACATAATATATTCATAATTAATGGTTGGAACATACTAGATTTTCCTCTGCGAGTTTTTCCATGAATAAATAACCAAAAAGGTGTCATTCGTGCAAATTTCTCATCTCCAATAACATGATATGGTATTGTTCCGACAGTTTTATCTAATGATTTGATCATAACTCGTAAATATGGGAAAATTCGACATTTATCTAAAGATGAATATGATAACATTTTCTTATTTAATTCAGATTCGATATCCATAAGTTGCTTACGTAAATTAATTACTTGTAATGCGTGATTTCTATTGCTAGTACACGATTTGTAAAGCCCTTCGTGAAAATATTTATTATATTTATCAATTAAATCACCAATATCATCAGTTTTAATTACTGAAGGTATTATACCACATTGTTTTACAATTAGATCTCCAATTGTTTCAACTATTTTTTGTATTAGTAGTACAACATATTCTCCAATAATTTTGGCATCCCGTAAAAAGCTAGCCAAAAGATGAATACGATTACTTGACATACTAATCTTTCTATAGTTATCAACATCCATAGGTTTATACATTCCAAATAGCAATTCTTTAATTAAATGGAAAAATGATGTAACAATAGAACTTTCTTGTACATCGTCAGTTTGTGCTTGCATTCGACTCGTTGAAAATTTACTTATGATCCCCTGGACAGCTCGACTCAGGCTTGGTAGTATTGATGACAAGTTACCTATACATTCTATAGGTAAAACCAAAGTCATAAATGCAACGATTTGTGGTAACTTTATACTTTCTATTTGATTCATCAAATAAACAGCAGATACTATTTTAGCTACCATAGTAAAAATAGATAAATATGTTGTTCCATTATCTATTTTGTCTAATACACTTTTACACATAACATTAAAATGTTCCATGTTTAAACCAAGATTTGTCACAGCATCTGACATTGTTTGTACAGAAGTGTGTATCTTGTTAATACTAGTTGGAATTTGTGTTACAAAATCAAATATTTGAGCTTTGTGCATAATTTTAGTTAAATAAACATCAATATATTCACGTTCTTGTTCATCCATTTGTTGTAACAATTTTTTCTCACAATGTCCATATCCATTTTTACATAAATTAGCAAGTAATCTAACAAATTGATCTTCAGTATCCGTTAATACTTTTACATCATCTATTTGAGCTTTCATACGATTAATAAATTGACATTCATCTAACGCAACATCTAAATTTAGATCAACATAGATCGAAGGATCCAATGATCGAACATATTGCGCAAAGCGATTGGCCCGAGATTTCGAAGCAGTGCAAAGAAGTGGCGTCCAAGATAATAAGTTAGATGATAACTTGTTAAGGTAAGAACGTTGTTCAGTACGTGTTCGAAGATGCTTAAGTTGTTGAATAACGTGTTGTAATGTGAGACTATCAACATTACCAACGTTATATACATCGTTAAATTGTTTCTCGATAATCCGAATATTATCGGAATATGTAGAAGGGAAATCAACGTTTTCAGTAAAATATTTAGCATTATTCATTCTATGTTTTATAAAATACAGAGTAAGTGTAATTGTGAGATAGCAAATTAATATTAAAATTCGTTTAATGAGAAGTTGAGAAATCGTGATTGCAAATGTTGTATTCAATAAGTTGTGTCTGATTTGTGAGAATGCCATGCTTCGGAGGTTGTCCCGGCTGCAGGCCGCCGTTTCAAATTATTTGAACCGAAATCCAGGAAACTTGAAAACCTTTGTATTGATTTAAAGTTCAACACAGTAAACTTTTCTGGTAGAATATATATCATAGCATATGTATATAAACGCCAGAGAGAATGTATTAATTAGC